GATATTATGTCTGCTAATGATTCAGTAGACGAAGATGATGATGAGGAGGAAATTGACTTCTAATTATTGGAAGTAATGGAGGGGAGTAAGGTCTCAAACTTTTGTACGACCTGCCCCTCCTTTTTTTCTCTTGAGATTATATTATGAAAAAGACTAAATTTTTTACAGATATTGATTCCGAACAGAAGGATGTTCCTTTGGATGTTCTGTCAAAGAAGAAGATATATCTTGATGAGCGATTTCAATCATGGGCCCGTTGGCTCCTGAAGGAAGAAGTTTATTATGCAGGTTCTATCCTGTTAGGTAAGGCAAGTTCCAATATTGTATTGGCTGACATTCAACAGTGTTTTGATAACTCTGAAAACTTGGCAGATTCGATGTACTATTCCAGATTATTGGAACAGGGTTATCAATATATTTCTGTTGATGGTAATAATCGTTGTACGACCATCCGCAAGATAGTGGATGACAAAATTGAATTTGAATATGGTCATTACAGTATAAACGGAAAAGTGTTTCAGATTAACAAGCATAATTCCAAATGGTCTACGATGGATGCTACTTTGAAATCCCATATCCTTGAAAAGAAACCTCTCCGTGTAGAGATTATCACAAGGGCAACTAATGCTGATTTGGCTGATGAATTTCTGCGAATCAACAATGGTGTAAAACATAATCCTCAAGAAAAACGTAATGCGAAGTATTGCGATATAGCTGATGCCGTTCGAGATTTGGCTAAAAAGTATGAGAAGGTTTTAAAACTTTTTATTGAGTTGCCACATTTGAAACGCCGTAAGGGCGATGAAGTTGTTGCCGAGATGATTATACATGGTGCAACCGATGGATCATTTATGAATCTATCGAAGGGAACTTTAGATAGTGAGTATGATGATGAGTCTATCACCACTAAAAGTTTGAAGAAAGGAATTGTTGCTACTGAAAAAACTCTTAAACTGCTGAAGAATTATCAGAAGTCGAAATTAGATTTTGATGCTGGTAAGCCTTTTACTGCTGTATTGAATTTGCATATGTTTGTGGTATGGATGGACAATAACAATATTGCATATTCTTCTGGTAAGAAGTTTTATGAATGGTGGTTGAAGGGAGAAAGGAAGAGAAGGAAGAGTAAAGATTTTGTAGCTGAAGTCGGTGATTTTGTTGCCACATATACGGGTCTGCAAAAATATAAAACTGAATTGTATTTGAATTACAGAATGAATAAAATGAAACAAGATTTTGCTGAAGATGAAAATGCTCCTATAGATTTCAGAGATGCAGAAAGAATTTTCTCCAAATCCCAACGATATGATATGTGGATTATACAGAATGAAAAATGTGCTGTAACTGGTAAGAAGATTCCAGTTCAGGAAATCAATGATGCATCTAAGTGGTCGGGAGATCATTATCCTATCTTACATAGTGAGAACGGTCCCACGACAGTAGATAATGGTCGCCTGATTGAGTATGAAGCTCACAAGAAAATTACATCAAACCAACAGATGAAATCAGTTACCCGAATGTCTTGACATTCAACCATTTATATGATAGGATATATAGTATGAGCACAACAACGAGAATGGAACACTGTCAGGATGCCGTGGTCTGGTGGTGGCCCGAATTTAAGAATGAAGAATCAATACCGGTGGTTATCCGTAACCAGGTTGGTACTGAAATGGAAAACGAAAATTGGGAAGATGCTTACGAAATCATGGCAGAATATTTAGCCAAATAGGAGATTGTATTGCATGAGTAGACGACAAGAATATCTAGATCGGATAAGAGATTTAAAAAAAGACCTTAAAGGTGAGTTGGAAAATAAACGATTTGGAAAGGAAGTGGAGCCATTCATGCTTAGAGAAGCCATGATTATGCTTGATCGAGTTGAATCATATATAAATGGATACCTACAAGAAGAAAAATTCCGAGGCGGTTAAATGATTAAAGAGGGAGACATTGTTGAATTGTTACCGACCGATAATCGGAATCGACAATTGCGATCCCAGGAAAAGAAGTACGATTGGAAGGTATTAAAGATAGATACTCCCCAATGCCTTGCTGGTAGACTAGGATATTTTATTAAACATATCGGATCTCCCCATACTCGTTGGGTTACTGGTGACGATATTAAGATTAACGAATTCCGAGAGAATACTTACGATGTATGTTGAATTAAGAGAAAAGAATAAAAAGTATTATGTACTTTTTAGAGATGATGATGAAGATTCTAAATCAAAACCTGTTGCTCAGTTTGTGAGTGCCAGTGAGGTAGAATCTTATAATATAGCTAAGCAGTATGCAAAGCAAAACAAATGTTTGATAAGAGTTACAGAAGGTGGAGCTGAAACTCCAGAGTTACCTACTCAGCCTATGGGAGAAGGATGATGCCTACAATACGAGATGAACTTAAAAAGATTTTTCAGTCGCAGCGTGACCGTTTGCGTAATGCAGATGACCCACATATGATGCGGCCGAAGAATAAGCGTAAGCCCTTGAAGGGTCTTGCACGGACACTTTACTTAAACCGAAATGTAAAACTATCTAAGGCAGAAGATTTTGCTAATTCGGGTTTTGTGAGTAAGGTAACAATCCCGGAGAAAAAGAAGGAGAAGGAAGATGAAAAAAAGGAAGTATAGTTGAATACAATGGAGATAAAGTCCTGCCATGTAGTGCAGGCATAACATGATATATAAAAAATCCAACGACTGCAAGTTACGAACAAGGCTCTGATTCAACCGATATCCTCTGACTTATAGTTGGTGAGAAAATACCCCATCCGCATCACAAGATAATGCTGGTGGGGTTTTCTTTTTTTATAAATATTATAAATTTTGAGGAGAAAATTTATGACACAGTTAATTGAACCAAAGAAGTTCACGGAGGCTACGACCCTATTGAGGTCGTTTTTTTTGGCCCGAGGATTTCAAGAAGTACATACTCAGAATAGATTATCAATATTAGCAGCTTGCGAAGATCCTACTACAGTGGCTACATACAATTATGCTGGAGAAGTATGGCCCCTGCCTCAGACAGGCCAAATGTGGCTTGAATACGAATTACTCAATCGCCCCGACATTCCGGGGTTTTTTTGTATCTCCACATCCTATCGTGAAGAAAAGAATGTAGTGGAAGGTCGTCACGATCTTATCTTCCCTATGTTTGAATTTGAAATGCCTGGCACCATTAAAGATTTAGAAGAAATGGAAAAGGACTTAATTGAACATATGGGTTTTGGAACTAAGCATAGTGTGGTAGCTAAAGATTATCTAGAGTGGTGTGAGCAATTTCATACAGAAGAATTAGAACACGAGCACGAAGCCGCCATGAGTAGAACATGGGGTGGACGTGTTTGCATGATTAAAAACTTTCCTAACTATACTTCACCGTTTTGGAATATGAAACAGAATGGGGATGGTACTGCGGCAAAGATCGACGTTATCATAGCAGAACAGGAGACAATCGGATCCGCTGAACGTAGTAGTGACCCTGATGAAATGATTAAAATGTTTCACGAAATTTCAGATGGTATGTATGCTGATTTACTCTACAAACTATTTGGTAAGGAAAGGGTAGATAAAGAATTGGATGATTTTTTATCTCTTGATTTTGTACCGAGAGTGGGTGGTGGAATTGGTTTAACAAGATTACTTCATGCTATGAATAATTATGATGTAAGACGAATAGTTGCTAATATGTAAAAAAATTCCGGGATGGTGAAATTGGTAAACACACCAGACAGTTTATCTGGCGGCTGAGCAGGCCTTGGAGGTTCGATCCCTTCTCCCGGAGCCAACTATTTATATCCTCCTTTGTCCTATATAAATATACAGGAGAGAGAGGATAATATTGTATGGCATTTTCAGGACAAGATGGTTTTGTATGGGGCGTTGGTGTAGTTGAGGATAGATTTGATCCACAGAAACTAGGTCGTGTTAGAGTTAGATGGCTCGGTTATCATTCAGAAGATAAAACCAAAATCCTAACTAAAGATTTACCGTGGGCACAGGTTATGCAATCTGTGGGTGGTGCTGCTATGGCCGGTATTGGTGAAGCCCCAGTAAATCTAGTAGAAGGAACTTGGGTATGTGGATTCTTTAGTGATAGTGGTTGGATGGATGATGCAGTAGTAATCGGTACGATGCCTGGTATGAATACTACAACGGCCCTCAGTGGTGAGGGTTCTAGGAAGTGGGCTAGGAATCGTGGGACATATAAAGAATTTCCACAAAGCCAACTCTATGGTGCTGAGGAGAATAAGACCATTGAAGGTTCTGAAGAAAAGTATAGTGATTTTGAATATGGATTTTTTGATCCTACTTACGATCAAAGTAAGATACCACATCCCCCTAGTGAATTAACTTTTGGAAGTTTATCAGCTTCTGGACTTGTAAAGTATATAGAGTTTGATTACACTAATGAAAAACTTTTCCCAAGAGTTTTAAATTGGTCTCCTGAATTAATACAGGATTTAGCAACCGATCCAGTTCAAGCTGAATTACCAGCAACAGAAGCGGGAAGTAAGGCAGTTTTATCAGAACAAATTAATGCAATAGAATGGACTAATCTTCCTGGTGATCCGGCTTTAAAGGAAACAGGTCCTGCCTCTACATCTAGAATAACACATTCTGATTTACTTCATGGTATGTTTAAAACTACTCGACGAGTGGTTAGTGATGCACGACTACCAACATCATGGACTAAAATGGGTACTACAATGTGGCCTGATACCATGACCTATTCTAAAGATGGTTTGGATCAGGAGCCATTTTTTAGAATTGGGGAACTTGAAGAAAATCCAGAATCTTTGGATATAAAATTAATTGTAGGAATCAATAGGTTAGCGGGTGTTGATAGACAAAATTATATTATAACTACAGGGTATTTGGAGGATGGTTTCTGGCGTAACAGTGATGGGATGCCAGTATATCCTTGGGTTAGAGATAGGGGAGAAAATTCAAATCCGACAATCGGAACAGGGCAGTTTGGTCAATCAACAGAGTGGTATCGTGTTACACATCCAAGAGTTAAGTATGTTGCGAAAGCAAATTTAACACCAACACAAGAAGCACAAGCTCAAGCATTGTATGATGCTGGATTTTATGGTACTGGCATTTATGAAATGAATGATCCAGATCATGGTAGAAAAGATTTAAAATGGGATGATGTTAAGCCTACTGATTTAGTTGTAGTACAAACACCTGATATGAACCCATTGGCTATGGGTGGCATTCCTATTGAAAGTATTTCATCTAATACAGTAACAACAAAATCTGGTTTCTTTACTACAGCGGCTACAAGTATGGGGGCTAATACAAAACCAGCTATTGAAAAGGGAGATATTGTACAGGTGGCTGGTGTTCGTGGTATGCAAGAAATTAATGGTAGAGTTTTTAAAGCCATTAGTGCTTCGGGTACAAATTCATTATCAGTTGCTTTAGGCACGGCTGATGGTACTGCATGGACAGGGCCAGGAGATACTGCATTAATTACTACAACTTTTTCTGAATACATTAGTGGTGGAGTATTGATTTTAAATCCACATCCTGTATTGCAATATAAATCAGATATCAGAGAACGACAGATTAACATTGGTTCACCAGATCCTGAAACGGGACTTAATAAGAAACATTGGAACCAACCTACCAGTGATTTCAATGCACAGTACCCATTTAATAAAGTATATGAATCTGAATCAGGACACATTAAAGAATTTGATGATACTCCAGGTGGGGAACGTATCCATGAGTACCATAGAGCGGGAACATTCTATGAGATTGATCATGCCGGTAATAAGACAGACTATGTTAAGGGAGATCGTTATGATATCTCTATGCATGATGATTATGTTTATGTTAAAGGTAGAGTAGTTCACACCTATGATGATGAAGTTTTAATCCGATGCAATGACAGATTGGACCTTTCTGCAAAATGGAAAATGCAGATTTGGTCTGGTGGTGATTTAGATATACACTCAAAACGTAATATCAATATAAAGTCTGATGGCGATATTAATATGCAGGCTGATGGTCATATTAATCTACAAGGAACTACACTTACTCCAGAAGAAGCTAAGTTTAAAGCTGGTACGAGAGGTGTATATGAAATGTCTAAGATCCGTATGAAGGCTGGACATTTAGAGGCTGAAATGATTGGAGATACTGGTCATCCCGATTTAATGGGTATTGCTTTACAGTCTAATATAGCACCTATACAAATTAAAACAGTACACGAAGGTAAGAGTATTTTTATAACGTCAGCTCAAGATATTGAAATGTTTGCCAATGTAGATTTTTATAGAACTTCATGGACTGGTAAGATGTGGGATTATGCATACACAGATTATAATCTTACATCGGTATCTGGTGATTTAGAAATTCTTGCGGCTGGTACTGATAATTTAGCTGCTGAATCAGGAGGCGATATTCGTATTACTGCAAAACAGCAAATGGATATTGAAGCCTGTAAGAAGGATTTAAATATTACATCTGGTTGGAAGGATGTTAATATTTTAGCTGCCTGTGTTTCTGATCCGCCAGAAGTGGGTGGTGGTATTAATATGAAATCTACAAAGAATACTATACCGGGCAGTGGTGAGTTTAGTATAACCGCTGATAATGTTATAGAGATAGAATCAGTAAATAAGAATGTTAATATTTCTGCACCAAAAAATACTGATGGTAATGTTAATATTAAAGCCGGCGAAGATATATTTATAGATTCAGCTGATGCAATGAATGTGAAAGCTGGTGGAAGTATGTTTGCTCAAGCTGGTAGCGTTATGAATATTAAAGGTGGTAGTGCGATTAAAGAAACTGCTAGTAACATTTATATGAATACTTCTGCTCAAGCCGCAGACGATGCTACGGCAGCCACTGGTGCTACACCTACTGCACCTGATGAAGCTTCAATAGCGGCTGTAGGTAAACCAGCTTACATTGCTGAAACAATGACTTTGCTTGTAACTGATATACCCAATCCTATAGCATCCGATCCGCCGTTGATAGATGAAGATTCACATGGTCTTGCTCTTAATTTAAATAATCTTACTGGTGGCGGTGGAGAGAATATTAGAAACTTACAGGATCTTATAGCTAATCTTGATGTAGCCCATGAGTTTAAACCATCTGTAGATGTGGGTGCTCAAGTCAACTTGAGTGGAATATCAACTACAACATCGGCTGGTATATGGGATGGTTATTCAGATCAACTGGAAGAAGATCAATACATTTTAGGTAAGAGAGCCTTTTCTAACCTTAGACGTTTTCATGGTTGGACAGAGGAGGGTGATACAGCTGATTCAAAACAAGTTTCTTGGAAATGTGTAGTAGATAGTACTAGACCCTAGGAGTTGATATGGCAGATAAAGTAGTGAGGACAGGAGATACATTATCAACCGGACATGGTTGTACTGGAACAACAACATTAGCCAGTGACAATCAAGACGGCACTGTTCATGCAAATGGTATTGATATAGCAGTGGTAGGGGCACCTACTGTATCTCATGCATTTCCACCAGACCCACCCTGTACTCCACATACAGCACAATTAAATGCTGGGTCAGCATCGGTGTGGATAAATGGTATTGCGGTGGGACGAATAGGAGATAGTGCTGACGCAGGAGCAATGACTACCGGCAGTCCAGATGTAACAGCCGGACCTTAATTTATTATAGGAGAAAATTAAATGTTGGAACAATTGAAAGATATAGTAAGAGATAAAGAATTTGGTTTAGGAGTAATAATGATAGTGGCGGGAATTTTAGTATGGTTTGAATTAGCGAAGTTTGTTGGAATTGGTTTAATGGTATATGGTTTAACACAGATAGGGTGGAGAAAGGATGAGACAGTTCAGACAATAGAAGAACATCATCATCACCACCATCACAATAATAACAAGGCGAAGAAGAAAGCACCGAGGAAAAAGAATTGAGAAAGGCAAAGGGTATAATAACAACTAAAAGGGAATCGGTTAAAAAGAGAACGTCAATTGGAAATCATCCTAGTCGATCTCGACCAAAGAACAAATATAAAAAGAGAACTTGGAAAAAGTACAGAGGCCAAGGTAAATAACATAAATAGTAGATATGGCAACTCCAGCAGAACAAGTTAATCAAGGTTTTACAGATGCTCAGGGTGTTAATAATTCACCTAGAGATACTTACATCTATAAGGATTTCAGTTTATTCTTTACGCCTAATCCGGTTACAGGTGATGTAACAAAAGTTACAGACGTTCAAGACATTAAACGGTCTGTCCGTAATCTGGTGTTGACCAACCGATTTGATAAACCCTTTCATCCAGAGATTGCTTCTCATGTTAGGGATCTTTTGTTTGAGCCATTTACTCCTATTACAGCTACTCTGGTTCGTAATAGAATAGAAACGGTCCTGGAAAATTATGAACCACGAATTACAGTTACCAGTGTTGATATAATAGATCCATCATTTCAACATATGGACAACAACAGTTTAAATGTTAGTATAAATTTTACACTTAAAAATGATCCTAATATTCAAACAGTAGATATTTTATTGGAGAGAATAAGATAATGGCAGGCATGAATACTAAAGGTAAAATGGAAATTACCGAATTAGATTTTGATAATATTAAAACTAATTTAAAAACATATTTAAAAGGTCAAACAGAATTTACTGATTTTGATTTTGAAGGGTCTGGTATGTCTGTACTCTTAGATACCTTGGCCTACAATACACATTACAATGCCTTCATGGCGAACATGGCTGCTAATGAAATGTTCCTTGATACGGCAGTAAAACGAAACAGTGTAACATCTCATGCTAAAACTTTAGGTTATACTCCCACATCGGCTAAAGCTCCTATTGCATATGTTGATGTAACAATTAATGATGCGAATACGGCATCAGTTGTGATGCCTGCTGGTTATGCTTTTAATACTACTATTAGTGGGGTGGGTTATCAATTTATAAATGTTACATCTAGAACATTACAGCCAACGTCTGGTGTTTATGTTTATTCTAATATTCCAATTTATGAAGGGTCATGGGTAACTACTAATTATACTGTAAATGTCAATGATGCCGATCAGAAATTTATTTTAGATAATGACAATGTGGATATATCTACTCTGTTGGTGCAAGTTCAAACTAGTGTAGCTGATACTACCATAACAACTTACACTAAAGCTAATAACTTGGTAGAAGTTAAAAGTGGTACTACTGCTTATTTTGTTCAAGAAACTTTAGATGGTGAATGGGAAGTTTACTTTGGTGA